GGCACTCGGGTTGATCTTCTGCAGTTCCTCGCTGACCGTGCTGACCGCCGCCCAAGTGACGGTTCCGTCAACGACGTAGCCTTCAAGGCTGGTGCCGTCATCGGTCTTGTAGAGCTTGGTCGGCCAGACTGGTTCAGTGCTGCCAGTGGTGCCAGCGACAATGCAGCGAAAGACAAAGCCAAAGCCGGTTTGCGTTGTGGCGCGGACAACATCACCGACGCTTTTTGCAGTAGTGGCAGCCCAAGAGGTATAGGCCATCAGGGTTCAAATACTTGCTGGAAAGTTGCCGTGATGGTGGCGCGGTTTTTGTAGGGGACGGATTTGTTCCACTCGGGACAAATCCACTTGTAGGAGGTGGCTTCGTCGAGGGGGGTCCAGTCGAAGCTGGCGTTGTCGGCGGCGCGGTTGTTGAGGAAGGTCTCGATTGTGTCGGCGTCGGTTTCGGAAACTTCCCAGGTCAAACTCCAGCTCTTGGGGTTTTGGTTGATGCCGTAGGTCAGGCGAGCTTGGTAGCCGTCGCCGAATTGGACCGTGCGGACATTGGGGCGGCTGCTTTTCTGGGCGCCGTAGGTTGGGGTGATGGCGGGAAAGGTGGCCATTAGGCGAGCAAGCCTCCGGGACGTTTTTGTCTGATCAGCTCTTGTTGGACTGCGATACCGATAGCTCTGCCAAGTTGATTGGACTGACCGGAATCGCCTCCAACATTAGAGCCGCCGGCATCGACGTTCACGACAATGTTTGAGCCACCCATGCCCATCGCGTCGTTGGGATAGATACTGCCACTGGTGCGTGGCATAAACAGCTCGGGACCGCGCTCACCGACGATGTAAGGCGAACCAGCAGAGACCGGCCCACCGCCAGCGCGATATTGAGCAGCTGCAACATTAAAGGATGCAAGACGATCAATACCAGGAGCCTTTGGTGCGAATACACCCTGTAGGGCAGAGATAGCCTGATTTATTACAAATACGCGCAGCAACTCGTTAGCAATACTGCGTAGAACATTACTTGCAATATTTTGCAAAGAACTCGCCCAAGCGTCTGTACCTTCAATCAGAAGACTGAACGTATCTGTTAGACCGGAACTAAAGCTGTTGTAAATACCGCCAAAGCGTTCTGCATGTTGATTTAGAAGCAGTTGCTGCTGCTCCATCTGTTGTATAACGGCAAGACTGCGTTCTTTTACAACAACATCTTGCAAGCCTAAATTTACAAGTTGTGCTTCACTTTCGACATTTTCACCTTCCGCTTTTCGCCGCAATAGCTCGCCTAACTGCAGTTCTAACTGGGTACGTTGTGCTAAAAGTTGAACGCGCTGGCTGTCTTGTTGAGTAAGTAATCTTTGTGTTTCAAGGCTTCGCACATCCTGCCCGCGAAGGCGTCCGATCTGTTCTTGAAGATTTAATACTTGAGTTTGGCCCTCCAGTTGACTATTGATTACGTCAGCCTGAGCTTGGGCAACAGAACGCCGTTGCGTGTAATCGGCAATTATTTTTTGTTTTTGTGCGATACGTTCTGTGAGATACAATTCGTTGTTAAGGATAGCTCTTTTAATATCAAATATTTTTAAAATTCTCTCTTGTTCTTGGGCTGTTTTTGCGGTTTTTAGTGCTATAGCTTCTTCAGAATTTAATTCAGCAAGTTTAAGTACGCCAATTTCCCTTGATATACTTACTTGATACTTAAATGCAGCGACAGTACCTTCTTGAAATTCAACAATTTTCGCGTAGTCTTCACGCGATTGAATATTTACTTGCCGTTGCTGCTTAATCAAATTAAGATTGTCAATTTCATTCTGACGAGTTTGATCTTGAGATTGTTTATCAATTTGTTGAAGTTGTGCAGCGTATTGGAGATTCGCTGTTGTGATAAGAGCTTTATTGCGTTCTAGGTTGAAGCCTTCACGCAACATTGTATTTTTAATTTCCAGCAATTTATTTTCATACTCTTGTTGAGCTACTCGCTTAGACGCAGCTACATAGGCTTCTTGATTCCTTGCAATATCTAAACCGGCAAGTCCTAGCTGAGCAGCTGCTACATCACGTTGTTTTTCAAGTTCTTTTGTAGTTGCCTGTTCTAACTGAAACCTTTTTTGTGCCTCAGGCGAAAGTTGTAACTTCTGAGGATTTACGTACTGCTTAAATTCAGATTGTAAATTCCTGATAGCCGCATCTCGTTCAGCCGGAGACGCCATACCAAGACGGCTAGCAACCTGTGCAGAACGTTGTAGATAACGTTGCTGCTGCGCTGGTGGCAAACTGGCAACAAAATTTTGCTGCTCAATAGCAGCTTGGTTAGCTTGTGTAAAAATAGTAAATCCTTTATTTATTCCGCTAAGAAATGCTGCGAGCGGTCCGGCTACCAGACTCTGTATTTGCAGTCCCAGTTCAGCGAGAGTGCGGGTTAAACGGGAATTTGCAGTGTCTAAGTTTGCTAGGTTTTTGCTGCCCTCCACACCAACTTTTTTCAGTATTTCAGCTTGAATTACAGTGTTAGCTTTTGCAACTTGTCCGCTGCTTAAGAGTGCATCTATGTAACGCTCTTGTGCAGATGATGCAAGGATGCTGGAGGTTTTTAAGGCTTCAAATTGTGTTATTGGATCTCGTAAAGCTTTTGCAGTTTCTTTAGCTGACTTATTAAGATTGTCGAATACTTGACCGATTGCCGTACCAACGAGCGCAAGGCCGAAACCAAACTGACCCCCAGCAAAACCGCCGACGGCTCCGCCGATGCCGCCACCGGCTGCGGCACCTACGCCTTGACCAAACAGCAGTGGAAAGGCACCACCGATAATTGCATTACTCAGCGCCTCGCGGTTGCGTGCAGTGCGAAATGCCGGAGAGCCGGGAATATTAGTTCTGCCGCCAATGGGAGAACTGGGACCACCTTGAGATATGGCCGCCTCTAAATTTGCCTCTGCTTGTCTTTTGCGCCTAAGTTCCAGAAGTCGGATCTGGCGTTGTGCAAGCTGAATCTGTCGTTCTTCGACAGACTGCATACCACGGGCAGAACGAATTATATTTTCTTGCTCTAGGGCAACTTTTTGGAGTGCGCGGGCTTGATTATCAGCAGCAATCGTAAAATTTTTAAAGTCCGCCGTGCCAATGCGGGCATTGGCGGATAAAAAGCGGAACGATTCGGCTACGGCTTGCATCCGTGCCTGGGTATTTTTTAGTCCTTTGCCCGTATTTACTGATTCGCGGGCTAAATCACGGAATGGTGCCAGGGCTTTACGGATGTCGTCGCCCAGTTTTCCAGTGCCAGGCGCTGTAATGTCGATCGCCTTGATCGACTTTATCCGAGTTTCAAGTTGTCCTACAGCTCGCAGGACTTTGTTTAGGCGCTCTTCGCCTGTTACCCGTAGGGCTATGTCTACGCCGTACTCAGCCACGGGCAGGCACTAGAAGTCTGTTTGCAGTTTAACGGGAGCGCATTGTCGCAGCTTGCGAATTGCGGCGACTGCGCTCCATGGCCTTTTCTTCGTATTCAGCTTTTACCTCGAAATAGGCGGCCCAGCCGATAAGCTCCTCTTGTGTAACAACCTCAGATAGTTGTTTTAGTGTCATGCCGAGTTCGGCGGCAAGCGCGAAGAGGAAGTATTTGTCGGCGTTAGCTTTTGAGATCGGCTTTCGCTTCCTCCACCTTGGTTTCGGAGCCGGAGGTCAGCATCGCCAGTTGGATGTCCTGGAGGATGCTGGCTTCGACTTCGCGGCGGAGGGCGGCGCGGTCGCCATCTTGGAACAGGCGCTTGCCGTCTTTGTCGAGGGCTTTCTCGATCATCAGACTTAGCGCGAAGTCACCAGCATCATCAGTGCCGGACTTCTTCTGGATGGACTCGCGTTCGGCGATGGTCAGAGGGTGCCAGTAGATCTCCAGCAGGGTCTCGTCGCCGGATTTGACTTCGTGCTTGTAAAGCTGGCTGACTCCGAATTTGTTGCGGAGCAGTTCGACGGCTCGCATGGAGCGGGTGCAAGTTGTTCAATAATACACTAGGCGTTTGCCGTGAATTGGCAAGAGATGAGACCAATAAAGTGCGAGCGGTCCTCAATGTCTAACGGTGTCGGACCCACGATGTCGAGAACACGGGGGTCGCAGGTGAAGGTATCGGTGTAGCCGGAGGCGTTGACGGAGGTAAGGCCGTCAATGACCGCCTCGCTAATGGAGGCCAGCGTAGATGTACCAGCGTTTTTGGGGACGTAGACGTTGCAAGTAATGACGCCGGTGTAAAAATCAGCTGCGGCGCCCATGTTTTGGAGCGTGGAACGATTGAAATTGACTGAAATGGCGATGTATTTGGTGGTTTTGCCAGGAGTCGTGAAGGGTGTGTTGTCGTAGACCATGGTTACCGTCGGATCGACGGCGGCGACGGCGTCGGTGACGGCTTTCTCAAATGCGGCGCGGACGCTTACGAGACTCATGACCTCATGTACCTAGAACCACGGACAGAAGACAGATCCTCTCCGTCGAATCCTAATGGGCTTGCGGCTACGCGAACATCGGGGCGTTTTTTGTCGCCAAAAATAAAATCGACCAGATAACGCATTTCACCTTGAACAAAGGCCGGAATTGTGTTTGACGGTGACGCCAATGCATAACGTGCATACACTGCCGTGTTGCCTATAAAAACTGTGTCGTTGAAGGAAAAACGCGGCACCGTAAAACGCGGTTGTACGCGAGCTTGAACCGAAGGGTTTTTATCTTTTTCTCTTTTAATCCGGTCCCAGGGTGAAAAGTCCTCGACTCTGTCGATAGCCCTGGGGCGATTTGTGGAGGCTTTCCAGCTGGAGGCAAAAAAGCCTGTGTACTGCGGGCTTTGAGTAGGCAACTGGCGCACAACAATGCGTACCAGGCGGTTTAAGTCCGTGGTGACGTTTTGTTTGATGTCGTTGGCGAGCCCCTCTTTTGTTAGCGGCTTTCTCATTAGAAGCGCACCAGCAGGATGAATAAATAGGTTTGGCCGCCGCGATAGGTGCGAATGTCGGTGATTTGGGCGATGCGACTGGAGCCGGCGTAGGTGAAGCTGACTTCGTCGCCGAGGGTCGGCTGATTATTGCCGATTAGGTCGGGAGTGATATAGAGCCTGGCTTGGCGTTGTTCGCGGCCTTCCTCTTCCTCGGAGACCACAAATTCGATGGGAACTTTGATGTTGGAGTAGGTGGTGTTGGTTGTAGTTAGTGCGCCAGTGCTGGTGTTGTAGGTGGGGGTGGCTTTGCGGGTGTAGGTGACGGTGGTGTCGAGGGACGTGCCGAGTTCGGCGACGACGTCTTTGGCGACGGACCTGAACAGCGAGTCGAGTGCACCAGCCATGTCAGCCTCGGTATAAACGAACGGCGTAGTTGGCGGCACCGCCCATGCAGTAGGGACCTAAGTAGGTCTGGAGCCAGGGGTAAACATCGAAGATGTTGTTGATGACGCCGCTGGTTTGAGAGGTTTTGTTGTATTTGACTTGGAGGTCGCCCAGTTTGACCTCGTCGTAGATGCCGGTTGTGCCGCTGGTGCCGGTAATTGCGGTGGTGTCGTTGGCGAAGGCGCGTGCCAGCTCGTAGGTGGCGGTTTTGATGCCGTCTGGGATCAGGGTGCAGGCGAGGTCAACGCCGTCGACCGTATAGTCCTCACGGGGCCACTTCAGGGCTTGGGTGTCGGTGCAGCGGTCGCCGTAGAAGCTCAGCGCGTCGATCCAGCGGGTGGCGGAGATTAGGGCGCGATTTTTTTGGTCGTTGGTTTTGTCGGTCCAGGTGCCAGAGTCAGGCGTGGTTTCGAAATAGGCGTCGGCATCCGCCAGCGTGACGTAGCTGTTGGACGAGGCTCCGCTCAAAGTGGCATCAATGACGGCAGCCACGGCTCAATACAGTCTTTTCTTGAGTTTAGCTCCAGCTGGAGATTTTCTTGTTTTTGCTGGTGTAGGAATTAAAGAGGCGTGGTAAACCTTGCCGCCTTGCATTTCGATTTCAGCGACTCGCTCCAGGTGTTCGCCATAGGGCAGGTCTTCGTAGTGGCGGGTACTATCCTGTAACACGTAGAGACGTACTGTTCTCATGCCTGCTCGTAAAACTGCTGATGCCGAGGTCAGCGTAGACACCAAGGTAAATCCGGCGCTGCCTGGGAAAGAGGTGCGGGAACTCAAGGATGTGGCGTTTGAGATTCGCCGTCTGCGTTTTGAGGAGGGGCTGACTACTACTGAAATTCAGGAGAAGCTCCAGGTAAGTTTGGACATTATCAATCAGTTGCTGTTGCAGTCGTACAAGATGACCATGAATACGTTTGAGGTGATGGAGAACCAGGAGAAGTTGAGGCTGGGGTTGGGTTGAGCAAAAAGAAAAGGCCCCCGAGTTGGGGGCCTTTTTGATGCCTTGGCTGAAGGATCAGTAGGCGGTGGTGTCGAACGGGGTGTTGACCAGCAGGCGGCAGATGGGCACCTGCTTGGCGGCGCTGAACACCAAGTTCCAGCTGCTGGTGTTGGCCAGGTTGCCGGAGGTGGAGGCGTTGGTGGGGTTGTCACCAGCGTCGGCCCACTTGGTACCAGTGATGTGATAACCGTAGTGGTAGTCAACGGCCAGAACGTCCTGCATGGACAGGATGTTGCGGTCGGCGGCGAGGCGCAGATCCTGCTGGATGCCCTCGGAGACCACGCCAGACTTGAACAGGTAGACGGGATACTTCACCGCGTGGGTGGAGGTGCCGCCGGTCAGGTAGGTCAGCTGGTCGTCGATTACCACGCGAAGGCCGGCGAAGAACGCCACTTCGGGGGCTGCGACGCCCACACCGCCACCGCCCCAGGTGATGGAGCCGCCGGTGGACAGGGCCGAGGTGCTGAAGGTCAGCATCCCGACTTGCTGCAGGTAGTAGGCCACGTTGGAGTGCATGGCGATGGCGTCAAGTTCGTCACCGCGCTCGCCCAGCTTGGCCTTGGCAGCCACCACGTTGGCCACGTTCAGATAGTTGGCCTCGGTCATGGAACCGGGGACACCAGCGAACGATTTGTTGGTCTGGTTAGCACCCAGCACGCCAGCGCCGGAGATGCCGCCGAACAGACCCAGCAGTTGGGCTGCCAGGGTGGCGGTCTTCAGTTTGTTGATGGCGGCGGTCAGCTGGTTGCGGACGTGGGCCAGGGGGTCGGCGCCGGAACCCAGCTTGCTGAGGTCATCAGCGGCGTAGGCAAAGCCGCGGTGCAGGATCGTCATGATCTGCTCGTCGGCGGTCACGTTCTGGGGAACGAGGTAGCCGCTGCCGCCGCCCCAGGTGCTGTTGCTGAGGATTTGGGTCTCAGTCGGGGCAATGGGGTCAAAGAAGGGCACGCGCACGCGGGTGCCGCCAGCGCGGGCATCGAGGGCAGCGTTGCGCTGCACAATGCCGCTCTGGATCCACTTCGATTGCTCGAAGATACCCTCGGCGGTGTACTGGAGGAATTCGGGGCGGCTAACAAGGTTCGACAGGAAAGTCGAACCAGAGCCGTAGTTACCGGCAAAAGAAGACATTGGTTAGCTCCGGTGGAGTCAGGGTTGGGGAGGTGCCCCACAGGGGCTTATTGGCCGGCTTCTGCTTTCAACAACCTGGCTTTGTCGGGGTCGCTGGCGAGCATCATCATTTGCTGAGTGATGTTCCAGCCGTCCTTGGACCAGGGGTTGGCTTGGCCGGGGAGGGCGGTGGCGCGGGCACTACCCGTGACACCCATGCCGGCGCGGTTCGTAGCCGCAAAATGATGCTCGTAACCACTGCCGGGGTTTTTTAAGTTGGCGATATACTCGCCAATCGGAACTTCCACGCCGCCGACATAAGCCACAGGCTGTCCTTCTTTGGCGCGTAAGTTCTCCTGCACCAAACGATACAACTGATCGGGTGCCAGTGCACCAGCAGAAGAGAGTTGGGCGATGGTGCCGGCGCGGAGTTGTTCTTGTGAATAACCCTGGCGGATTTGCTCGACTTCGGATTCCTTGGTCGCAAGTTGTTGTTTGAGGTCAGCAACAGTTTGTTGGGCCTCTTCCCAGAGGGTTTTGAACTCGCCGGACTCGGCCAATTTGGCGGTTTTGGCGGATTCTTGCGCTTGGCGTAGCTCTTCGAGTTGTTGCTGGAGGGTTTCGCGGTTTTCGCGGTCTTTGCGGCGCTCGGCGATCAACTCTTGGTTTTTCGCACGAAGGGCTTCGAGTTGGGCGGCCAGATCGGAGCTTTCAGCCACAGGCTGAGGGGCAACAGGCTCCACGGGAGTGACTGCTGCTTGCTGTTCTTCGGGCACGGTTGTGTATTACTTGGACGTTGTTACTTTAGCAGTTAAGAAAGTTAGGCACTCATCGCTTCGTCTTGGGAATCCATCGAACCGGGTTCTTCGGTGACTTGTGACTCCTCCAGGATGGATGTTGCTGGCTTGCCGGAGGCTTCGATTTCGTCTTCGACGTTGATGTTGTCGGGGAGGACTTCGCCGCGGCGGAGAATTTCCAGCAGCATTGCGTCGCTGATCTTGCCCATCTGGTTGAGTTGTGCCAGGACGGAGACGTCTTGGCCGATTAGGCGGTAGTAGTCGAAATCGCGGTCGATCGTGATTTCGGGGGCTTCGATGCCGACATATTGGGCGGCAAACTCAAAGGCTTGGTTGAGGGCGCTTTCCAGTTCTTGGCTGATGATCGAGAGGACGCTGTTGGATTGGGCTTGGTCGATGCGCTTAGCCTCGGCAGATTCGGCGACAAATTTTTGGCCGAAGAGTTTGGTGACGCCCAGCGTGGACATTTGTTGCTCCAGGGATTGGAGTTCGGCCATTTGGGCCTCGAAGCTGGTGGCGTCGGCTTGCACGTAGTACGCCTTGTTGCCCGGTTGCATGGCGATGGCGTAGTTGACGCCCATCGTTGCCGAACCAGTCGTGTCGTCCCAGCCCTCAAGGACGAGCGTGGGCATAGCGGCAATGTGGAGGGCGTGGATCAGGTCGGCTTGGCGCTGGTAGTGGGTGATGTTGAGGTTGGCGATGTCCAGCAGCGGGGGTTGGGAGATCAGCAGGCCGCGGCGGTTGCTGTAGATCGGGACCAGGGGGATTTCGTCGAGGCTGTAGCCGCCGCTGGAAGTGAACTCGACGACTTCTTGGCCCAGCGTGTAGAGGTCGAAGCGGCCGGGGTAGATCACCCGCATTTGTTCGATTTGTTCTTCGCCGAAGTCGTTGACGGGGCGGACGTCGTAGTCGTGGATGCGGACTTGCAGCAGGCGGTTGGTGCCGGGTTCTTTGCGCCAGCCCCAGATCTGGGGGGCGTCAACGTGGACGAAGTAGGGGCGGCGGCCCATGGCACGCTCTTCCGCCAGATTCATCGCCCCAGCGGCCGCTGGATAATCAACCAAAATGGCGCTGTGGCCGAAGGTCAGGCTGCTGACCAAAGCGCGGCGGGCGTATTCGTTGATGTTGGAGCCCAGGCCGTCGATATTTTCGATGAGATCCAGCCAGTAGGGGTCGCCTTCGACGTGGATGGGTTTGCGGAGGATGGCGCCAGCGGCAGTTTCGATTAGGCGGCTGGTGTAAGGGCTGAGGACGCTGCGGTCTACGCGGGTTTGGTAGGCGTCGTCGTCTTCGCGGGGTTCTTGGGGTAGGTAAGTTTCTGACAGATCGCGTAGATAACTGGTACCGCGGGTGACGGCAGCCATAGCTTCCCAGTCGGTCATCATGGCGATGACGTCCAGACTGCGGACAAACGGAGATTCGCTGACTACAGCTCCAGTCGGTGGGATATTGGCGCTGTAGACCACGGCTTGACTCCTACTTTGTACCTATTTTGGCACTAGAGATCTAGGTGTGTCTCGTGCGTGAGTGGAATACGCCCGTGCGAGAACCGTGGAACGCACTTATTCATCAGTGTTTGAAGGGCGTTGATAATCACATGCACCAGTACATGGAGACTGGCAATGTTTGGCATTTAGAGAAAGCCGATGGACTTAGAAAATATGTGTTGGAGTTAAAAATGTGGATTCATAAAGTTGAAGGGAGATAGTCACCATTTCACCTTATTTGCCCAGTAGGCGGCGCTCATTTTGCCCTTGGCGATATTTTGGGCGTGGCGTGCTTTGAACGATGCCCTTCTGGCCTTGTCTGCTGCTGACTCTCCTTTTTGTGCTGGTGAGCCAGATACTCCCTGTTGGCCGAAACGGATGAGTTTTACCGTGTCGCCTTCTTTGGCGAGGACGACGTGGGATTTTTTGGGGTGGTTGGGGGTGCGCTTGGGCTTGTTGTAGCCTTCGAATTTTTCGCCGCGGTACTCAATCATCGTCCTCTTCCTCGTCTTCGGGGTTTTCGATGGGCACCAGCACTTCGATGCCCATGGCGAGCATCTTGATGAAGTTGCCCAGGGTGTCGGGGACTGAGGGGGTTTTGAAGACGAAGGTGGCGTGGGTGATGCCTTCTTCGCCGTCAATTTCAATGTGGAGGCAACTACCAGTGACGGTTTGGATCGTCATCAGATGGCTGCAGTAATAGCGCCAGAGGTGATGAAGTTGCAGGTAACGACTTCCAGTTCGCCGACGGTGGCACTGAAATCGGCACTGGTGATGATGCCGGTGAAGCTGATCTTTTTGCCGCCGCTGGTGTCCAGGAAGAGTTCGAAGGCGGCGTTGGCGTTGTCTTCGGTGGTAAGTACGTCTTGGAGGAAGGCGGCGGTTTCGTCGGCGCTGGAGGCCGTGTACATCAGCTCGACGGTGCCGGAGCCGGAGATGAGGCCGCCGACGAACTCGCGGCTGGTGGAGCCGTGGTCAGTGGTGTCGAGCGTGTCCTTGTTGATGGTCAGGGACCAGCTGCGGGTGGAGGCAAGAGTAACGGTGCTGGAGCCGTCGTTTTCGAATTTGACGGAACCTTCTTCGCCGCGAAAAAAGGCCATGACTGGAGCGGGGGCTTTGCTCCAGTCTACGGCCTAAGTCGAGGGGTGTTTAGTTATTAGATAGAGGCGGTGATTGCGCCAGAACTGATGAAGTTGACGGTGATGACTTCCAGTTCGCCGACGGTTGCGCTGTAGTCAGCACTGGTGATGATGCCAGTGAAGGTGATTTTCTTGGTGCCGGTGGTGTCCAGGAAGAGTTCGAATTGGGCGTCGGTTTGGTCCTTGGTGGTCAGGACGTCGTCGATGAAGTTGAGGGTTTCGCCAGTGCCAGCGGTGTACATGACTTCGGCGCTGCCGCTTCCAGAGAGGAGGCTGCCGATGAACTCACGGCTGGTCGAACCTTGGTCGGTTACGTCCAGGGTGTCTTTGTTGATGGTGAAGCTCCAGCTGCGGGTGGACGAGACCGCGGCCACGACGCCGGAGCTGTCCTTGAAGCTGATGGAGCCCTCCTCGCCGCGAAAGAAAGCCACGGGTCGTTATGCAGTAGGGGATGTTTTGAGTTTAGTTGATGATTTCTTCAACGAGTTCCAGAGCGGCAGCGACTTCTTTTTTGGTGTTTTTGGGGGCTGCAGCCACTGCGGCAGTTTTGGCGAGGTAAGCGGCGCAACGAGGGTCCCAGAGCTTGGGGTTGCGCTTGCCCTTGACGGCGAAGATCGCGTCAAGCATTACGGAGGTGATTTCCATGTTTTACCTGGGGGCGCTTAGCGTATTTTGGCATCAGGGGGGAGGAAATGCCGTTAGCGGCTGATTTCCTCCCAGTCCATAGATGCATGAACGTTAGACGTCGCCACGCTAGCTGTAATAACTAGGCTCAGTTCGTAAGGAGTTGCGGCGAGACCGTCGCGTTCCAGCTGGAATTTGAAGAGGGCTTCCTTGAGGATGTCCACGCCAGTGGTGCTTTGGTTGGTGGAGCTGAAATAGCCCTGGGCCAAGATGCGGCCGCCGGTTGTGGCGGTGCCAGTTAGGTTGTATTCAACGCTGGAGTTGGTTCCGGCGCTGGTCCAAGTGCCGCCGGTGGTTGTGGCGGCGGCTACGACGCGCCAGTTGTAGTTGGCGTTGGCACTGACTCCCAGCAGGGAAATAGCCGTAAGGATGACGATTGCGTCGAGTGCTGTGGATTTGAGGCGGAGAGAAATTACGGGGTAAAAGGTTCCAGCGGTTGTAAGGGAGTAAGGAGAAGATATAGATGTGCCTATGGCTTGTTGGAGGCCGCGAAGTTCGTAACCGCCTTCAGAAAGTACGGTTGAGCATACCTGTTTCAGCGTGCTGGAACTTGCTGTAGCAGTGGTATTTGTAATTTCGTAGCGGAGGGGAAGTGAGGCTGTTGTTATATAAGTTGAAGTAATGATGTTGGCGTGGTGGAAGGAGTGGCAGTGGATAAATTTGCCGTTAATGATGAAGCCCATACGGACTGTTCCAAGGCCAAGCCACTCGATGTCCATCCAAAGGATTTGGGCCTTTGTGATGTCCAAAGTCAAGTTGGAGGGGCCGGTTCCGTTTAGCGGGTCGGTGTTCCAGTTGGCTTGGGAGACGCGGGTTTCGACGAGAGATCCGGTAGAGGAACTGCGTTCGACGAACACGAGATCGCTGCCTGAGGCGCCGTCTAGCTCCAGGTACATGCCGTTGGCGGCGCCGAAGTAGCCGACGCGCTGGCGTAGGCCGGCTTTGGCGGCGTTCATCGTAAATGTGGACATCACCAGCAAGGATTTACCCGGCTGGTAAGAGAAGCATTTGGTGGTTTCGCGGATGACCTCGGAGCCGGAACTGGTGGTTACGGCGAGATTTACGAGGCCGGCGTTGGCGTCGAAAGTGGCTGTTCCACCAGTGGCGGTGGAAGTAGCCCAGAGGCCGTTGTCCTTGTAGCGATGGCTGGAATCGAAGAGAGTTAGAGGGCTAGATGTGCGTAGACGTCCAAAAGCATCTCCAGTGCCAACGGGGAGGGTGTTGGTTACAAAGGGGTTAGTGAAGGATGAGGTCTGGACGAATAAGGACATGGCCTATTTTTTGCCTTTTTTGGCGGTTTTGGCCGATGCTTTGAAGGCAGCAGCAGTTGGAGCACCCTTGGTGCCAGGCTTACGCATTTTTTCGTTGTTGCCGGCGGCGATGCGTTTGCGTTTGGCCGCGATGTTGGCGTAAAGGCCGCGTTTAGCCATTACTTTTTGCCCTTTTTAGCGGGTTTTTTGGCGGCTTTTTTGGGTTTTGCCATGCCGGCTTCGCTCATGGCGATGGCGATTGCCTGTTTGCGGGATTTCACCACGGGGCCTTTCTTGCTGCCCGAGTGCAGTTCGCCTTTGCCGTACTCACGCATGACCTTGGCGACCTTTTTCTGGGCTTTGGTGGGTTTTTTGGCCATGGTTTTTACGCCGTTACCACACACGATAGGAGGTCTTTCCGAGGTTCTCTGGCTTGGCGAGGTTGAAAGTTTGCAGGCAGAGGTAGCCCAAGGCGTCAAATGCGTGGTCTACGCCGAGATTCTTGTTGGGTAGGCCAGTTCCAGGGGCATAAGTCAACGTGCGGAGGGATTTGATGAGTTCTTTGCAGCGGGGGTGGATGAAGAGGCGGCGGGTTCCAGAGGCATCCAACAGTGCGGTGTTGACGCAGGTGATTTTGTCGCGGATTTTCCAGGGATTTCGGGGGCTGGATACGGTAAATCCGCTCTTGCGGAGGATGTTGTGGTCGGTGGCGCCAACGCCCGATGTTTTGCGGGCGCCGCCGGTGGGGTCGGGGCAGGCGATGATGCGGCGCTCCACGCCGTAGCGGGATTGGATTTCTTCGCAGAGGTCCCAGGTGGTGGCGCCGCCGGTCATGATAATTTCGTCGAAGACCCAGAGCACGTCGCCTTTTTTGACGGCGCAGATGGCGGACATGGGATCGACGTTGAAGTCCACGCCCAGCAGCAGGGGTAGGACGGGGAGGTCTTGCACCACACCGTCGATGTTTTCGTCCGAGAAGGAGACGGCGACGAGACCGCTGAGATTTTCGAAGCTGGCCTCAAATTCTTGGCGGAAGGTGCGGGCGTCGAGTTGGGCGCGGGCAGCCTCGATTTCTTCCGGGGGGACGTTATCGCCGTCGATTGTGGTGAACTGCCACCGCTGCCAGTCCGGGTCGTCTTGGTCGCAGTAGCACCAGAGGTCGTAGAACCAGCTGGCGGTGCCGTCGGGGGTGGAGATGAACAATGCCCAGCCTTGTTTGTCGGCGAGGGCGGGACGGATGACTTCGAACCAGACGTCGCTGGACATGAACGCGGCTTCGTCGAGCACCACGCCAGCCAGGCTGCGGCCTCGGAGGGCCATGGCGTTTTCAGTGCCCTTCAGTTCGATCGTCGAGCCGTTCACCAGCTCGATCTTCAGGTCGGTCTCGTTTTTGGACTTGATCCAGGCTTTTGGGACCAGCTTTTTCATTACCTTCCAGGCAATGTCTTTTGCCATCCGGTATGTAGGGGCCGCATAGAAGAATGTTTCGCCCGGCCTTTCGATCGCCCCACGCAGCAACTCGATACATGACAGGTAGCTTTTGCCGAAGCGGCGGCCGGCTACCAATACTCTGAAGCGTTTGCGGCTGGAGAAGACTTGGCCCTGGGCATAGCGGAGGGAGAGGGTTCCAGCCGTGTCGGCCATTTTGTAGGTAACGGGTACCTTCTAGGGTATTACAGGAATTGAACCCCTGCCCCCTAGCGGCGTTTGATCCAGCTGCAGTAGTTGCCGGAGCTGTAGGTGCCTAGCGGGCAGGCGGTGCTGGTTCTGGGAATGGCGCGAGCTGGCTGGGACATTACCGCGTTTGGCTGGCAGTAGCTCCCCTGGGAGTAGTAGCCATAAGGGCAGGACACACCGATCTTCGTGATCGGGTAGGCGGTGGCGAGTACTAGGGCGAGGGAAAGCATGGAGATGTAGTACAGAAGAGTTTAGTTTAGCACAGTAGAAGGAAATGCGAATGTGTCAGTAGGTTCCCTGGCCGCCGTACGCCCGGTAGGTAACTCGAACCCCACCCCCACTGTTTGAGAAGAATTGATGGCCCGCTAAGTATAAATTAGCGGGCCGCATTATGTCACAGAAGTAAGATCAAAAGCGTGGGCAGTAAAGGTAACATTCCTAGGAGCAGTAGGCGGATGGGGCGCATCATGCCGCTACCTCCTGGGGCTTGAGGCGGTCGGCGGTCTCGCTGACACTATCCGCCAGGAGAGCCAGCCAAGCGGACGCCGCGGCCCGTTCGGTCGTGCCAACATGGCGCAGGCCGCGAACGTAGGCGTTGATAGCGTCGCGCAGCTGATCAACCGGAACGCCGCTAATGGTTACTTGATCGCCGGCGTTATCGGTCACGCTGACAGTATCGCTACCCCAGCTGCTCAGGGTCAGGCGGCCGGCCGGCATTGTGTGATTGATGTGGTTGCGGGTTTGCATTGTGGTTCCCTGGGTTTGGGTGTGGTGGCGGGTCATCCCCGCTTGTGAGTAACAGTAAGGCAGGAAGGGCCCGAGGCTAGGGCCCTGTAACATTCTGTAACCTATGGGCAGCCGCGGCTGACCGATACGGTCAGTTCCCCAGGCCATTCAACCGGCTTGAGGGGCACAAACGGATGAGACTCGCGATCGGGCCCCATGTATCGGAAACTAGATTCCTGGAGATACCAAACATGTTTTGCCTGATAAATTCCATACCGGGACCATCCGCCGTTAATGTAATCCGAAAAGTAGTTTAGAAGTGCATTAAGTCTACTTTTGGTTGTAGCAGTGCGCCAGCCACAATCCGAGAATGTAACTAGTTCTCGGGAGCGATGATACCGGCAGATTGTGTGACCGTGTAGTTTAACGTTCACGATCATTTCATACCCTAGTGTCAGGTATGTTCCGTGATGCTCAACTTCGATCGTAGTGTTATCTCTGGAGAAGATAACGCCGGAGCGATTAACATCAAGATTCCGCAGAACTTGAATCATTGCGGTTTCAATCTTCCTTGCCATGGGTGGTGGCTATCAGGGCCTGCCCTTCCTAGGACGGATCCGGCACCGTTGGCAATACTGTTACAGATTAAAATAGCTTATGGCTGCGGCAGGCTAGGATCCGGAGGCTAGTGCACCCGTACTAGCCTGCGAGAGTAGTACATCAGAACTGTAGTACATTAGACCTATAGTACACCTGTGTCCTAGTGCAGCTGTACTAGCCTCGTGCGTCAGGCATGAATGGCCTATGAATGGCCGCGGCAATGAATGGCAATCCATGAATGGCATTCACGCGATGAATGGCAATCCATGAATGGCGCTCCAGGCATGAATGGCAACTAGCCGGCCCGTTTGTCGTCGATCTCAACCCGAAGCACGGGGGCCGCGGCGGCCTGGGCTTCCGGTGCAACCTCGCCCACCACCGCGCCAAGGTCGCGCATCAGCAGCTGAGCGCTGCCGATCTGGCCTTTGCGGATCGCGGCGTCGATCGCCCGGAGACGCATCCCCTGCAATCGTGACACTATCGACTCCCTGTCACGCTGCCAATCCTCTTCATTCCAGCTTTTTACGGCTTCCCAGTCTCTCCAGGCCGTAGCTTCAGCTATAGACTCACGATCCGCGTGCTCTAGAACAAGCTGGCGAACAGTCAAACCGCTGAGCTGCCGCTTATAAAGCCGCTTCCGCCGCTCCTCGATCACCGCGTCAGGGTTGCGCTTCCCGAACGGCCTAGAGGGTTTGGTTACATCTTGGCCGGTGGAATCCTCCACGGTTTGCATCACAAACGATCTGCGCTCATGCTAACCTCCACCGCCCACAAAAAAGCTCCCCCACTGCGGGAGGAGCGAAGCGACGACCGCGGGCCGTTAATCGGTGGGGGTGCTGGTCACACTGCACGAAACACCAGCCAATCACCGCCGCCGATACTGTGCAGCCGGTAACCGTCGCCCATCACCAGCTCACGCCAGGCCGCTTCCCAGTCCACGCAAGTTAGCGGCCACTCCATCTGGTCAAGCTTGACGCCCAGGTCTTCCGCCAGCTGCTGAGCGTAGTCTGCTCCGGCCCGTTCCTCTGACCAGCCCTCAGCGCGGCCGCAGTAAGAATCCTCCACCGTATCTGGGTCGATCCCGTCAGCGTCAAGCTCCGCGATCAACTCCGCCCAGCCGCCGGGGCTGTCATTACCGAAACCGAAGTGCTCCAGAGCTTCGGCCCAGCTGTCGTCAAGCCAGAAGCCGAAACAAGCTCCGTCGCCGTCCTGGCTTCCGAAGTTGAAACCAACGGGGGCCAACTCCTGCAGGGTTTCGGTCAGTTCCTCCAGGGTGTGGCAGGCTTCGGCGTCGTTCCAGTCGGCTTCGCTGGAATCCTCCCCAACCAGTTTTGCCAAACTGGCCAGGGTGGCAGGGCTTAAGGCTTCCGGCTTGTTTGCCGCCAGGGCCAGAACTTCGGCAACTGACCAGAACTTCGGCAGGAGATCCTCCGGCCGCAGGGTGTCACAACTGGCGATCCACGGGAAGTGGGCCAGGGCTTCGGAGTTGTAACGCATGGGGTGAGCCTATGGGTTGGGGTCTCGTGTGCAATGGTAGAACCGCTAGCGGCCCGGCGTCAAGCCAGGGCCGGCGCCAACGGATCACGGGAACCGTCCGGCCACGGATAAGGTTCGCGGCGCCACTCCTGATCCGGCGGCAGCAAGGGTAGGCCCGTCAGCTGCGCCAGCCATTCAACCGTTAGGTGTTCGCCTGCTTCCCTGAAGTTGAACGTGGGGCCGTCGCTCTCATGGATGCAGCACCAGCTGAGCCGGTTGGCGATGCCGTGCCAGGCTTCTCCCAGCTGATCATCCGAGAGCGCGTCGATCACGTCAGCTTCCCAGTCAATCGGCGCATCGTCTGGCGCGTAGGGCTCCAGGGCCTTAGTTAATAGGTCGCGCCATTCAGCCATGGCCCAACGCTCCCAGGCTTCTCCCTCCTCCTCGGATTCCAGTTCGCATAGGTCGGATTCATCAGCCACCGGATAATCGGCAAGCGACGCGGCCCAGCGGTCGGCACACTCCAGGGCTGCGGTGTCGCTCTCGTGAATCAGCCAGAGCTCATACCAGCCGCAAGCCCAGTGCCCGAAGCTATGGGCGCCGCTCTCCTCGTGCTGCGCCAGCTTCTCAAGTTCGGCGCTGATGACGCGCCAGTTCGAGAGCGTAACGCTGTCGGCGGTATCGCGGTTGGTGCTGATGGGCGCCAGCCAGAAGGCTGATAGGTCGGCACCGGAGTAGTTGCTGGTTCCGCCGGTGGCGGGATCCGCCGGGCTCCAACGCTCCAGGTGTTCGGGGGTGTAGGTCGGTTGCATGGCACAGATAGGCCGAACTGCTCCCATACTGTATGCCATAGGTGGCGATTCCGCAAGCTTGCGCCCGGTGCTACTGTTACAGGTGAAGCCCTATCTCAACCTAGGAGGCTCCACGCCATGTCACCCGACTATGGAAACCGCCCGCTAGGACCACTGCAGCGCAACTGGCTGAATTTTCTGCGGCACAATCCCGGCCCGCACTTTGTGGCCATGCCTCAGCGTGATCAGCGGATCGCTGAATCCCTGCACGCCCGCGGCCTGATCACGATGGCCCCAGCACCAGTCAACGACCCTAAGGGTCTCCCGGTGTTCACCCTCGAAGCGGTGGAGGCGCCCCAACCATGAGCGGCGGAGAATGGAACACCAGCCGGGAACGGAAACAGCTGGCCCTTGATGCCCGGGAGATGGAGCGCGAGCAGCTGCGGCTGGAGAAGCGCCAGCTCCGGGATCTGCGGTGGGCTGTTGAACGCTCCAGCCTGGCAGTTTCGGATTGGGCCGACCTACTGGCCCTGCAGGCCGCCCACGGCAAGGAAGGCCCGCTCCAGCTCTGGCGGGAACTGGTGCCCTACTGGCGGGCGTGCCAGCGTTGCAACGGCGGCGCCGACATTCCCCCAGAGCTTTTTCCACAGGCTACGGGTATTTTTCCGCGCATCGATCAGCCAGCCAAGGCCCCAGCAAACCGGACCCGCTCCAGCAAAGGCGCCAGCCGCAAGCGGCGCAGTGATGCCGGCATCAGCAAACCCCGCACACCAGCCAAACCATGATCAGCCCCAGCGAGCTACAGGCCAACGATCACACCGGCAAGCTGCGCTTGCGGTGCCTGCTGCCGCACCAGCCGCAGACACGGACGCAATGGATGGAAGAACACCAGCACAGGCCCTTGTGGTGGCGCCTAAAGTTCGCCCCGCCGGCGGCAGACTGAACCGCCCCAGCCCTGCCCTACGGGGTGGGGCTTTTCAGGATCTCAGGATGAGACTCACGAGAATCGCCCTAAGACGCCCCAGCAACAGGCCCCACGCCAGCCCCAGCAGGACCCCAGCCAATGGTGCCAGCAGCACAGCCTCAGCAGTGAGACTCATGAAACACGCGGTAAGACACCATGAATGGCTTTTCAGTCCCAGTCATGAATGGGTTTCCAGGCAACCTTGAATGGCTTTTTTGTCAACCTGCCAGGGCTGCATTGTCAACCTGATTGTCAACCAACGCGGCGAAATACTGTTCCACCCGAGCCATGAATGACTTTTCTGCCTGCTCCAGCTCAGCCTGGGTCATGTGGTGAATGTTTGGATTGCCGCAACGGCGTGCTAGCACGATAGCTGCGCCAGTGGGTTGGAGGCCGGTGAGATGCTTGAGTCCCAGGCTGTAGGCGCCGCACTGGTCGATGTATGAGTGGCCGGACGGGAGGCGCTCCAGGCCGTCTTCGTCTTTTTGAGTTTTGCGGCCCACGCTGGTTTTCCAGTCGGCTAGTACCAGCTCGTTATTCTTCATGCCAATCAGGGCGTCGCAGGTTCCAGCGAAGCCTGCCGGGTGGTGAATGGAAAATTCGCTGGCGAAAATTTCGGTGACGTTCTCGGCGATCCAGTCAGACAAGCTGCGGGCGTAGCCGGATGCGCTCCAGCCAACTCGGGGAACGTTGGGTCTCACCCGCTTGAGTGCCCACTGGGTGATGGGGACCGGGATGCGTGCCAACCCTTGATCGTCCCAGCGGATGGCGTTGCGCTTGTTTGCAGTGGAGCGTGCCAGCTGTTGGGAGGTTTTGAGGAGATACTCCGCTTGGCTGTGGGCCATGTTGCCTCGGGTGGCGGCAACGTTGCGCTGACAGCTTGCCTCCACTGGTCCCAGGCGGGCTTCCCAACGTTCCAGCCCGGTTTTGTCGCTTGTTTCCTTCAGGATGTGTGTAACACTATGGTATACATTACCTTTGATGTCCCGATAGACCCGAAAGGGGCCGCTGTTGTCTTGCTCCAGCCTCCACTTACGCAGTCCTGCCAGCGTGTCTTGGGTGTTGGAGGCCATGAAGTTATTCTTTCCCAATTTGATAATACCAGTAAAAAGCCCCCTGGGTTAGAGGGGGCGGCACAACATAAAAGTTTTTATGTTACGAATCAGGCAGCCTTAAAAGGGTTGCCACCACTGAGAAGTCGGCTGATGTCAAAGCCTTCGGCCTTGGCTTCGAGCCAAGCGGCATCGACGTGCTCTTGGCTGCCCTTTTTGCGGGGCACGGGGCGGACGGTGTACTCGGTGAGCAGGCCGCTGCCTTTTTTGCTGATGGTGAAGTCCCACTCCAGCAGGTTCTCGTAGTCCTCCATTTGGGAAATCTGGTCGATTTCCTTGAGGATGGACTTCTGGGTGATCTGCAGGACTTGGACTTTGCCCGACTCGTAGTTGTAAACCGGGCAGGCGATGGCGAACTTTACGTCGGCGGTGCCAGGGCCGCCGCGGCCTTCGCGGGGCTCGAACTCGCCCATCTCAGTCGTTACGTCCTCGATGGTGGGCTCGTAGTCGAAGCGGAAGGGCTTGGAGGCGCCGTTGGCTTGGCCCCAGCACTCGTAGAACTCCAGGGGTTCGTCGGTCAGCAGCGCGAAGCGGACGGAGCCGCCGTCGGGGAGCTTGCTGAGGCTGAGGTAGCCGCCGCCGGTGCTGTTGGACGTAACAGCAGCAGAGGCTTGCTTGGAAAGGAAAGGCATTGTGTTTTCCGGTGTTTTGGTGGTCGCCCGAGGGCAACGTGCAACACAGTAACACGGGATTGACGGGACGGCTAGCCTAGTAAAACGCCCCAGCTGCGGAAGGCGGCCGGGGCGCGTGTAACACAACACTGTAGGAGTCTAACAAAGTGTCTCGTAAGACGCAAGAACTGCTGGATTTTGTGCGCCAGTTGCCGGAGGGCATGGCCTACGCACCGATTTACTGCGCTGGCAGCAAGCTCCAGTCCGGTAAGGAGTCAAAGGGCAAGGCGCCGTTGGAGCGCAGCCACCATCAGGTGCTGAATCCGGCTGACGTTGCCCTGCAGATTGAGCGGCGGCCTGATGTGTTCCAGGCGGTGGGGGTTTTTACGGGGGCTCGCAGCGCGGGACTCGTGATTCTCGACGTGGATCGCAACCTTTCCCGGCTGCTGAAGAAGTGGGGCGAGACGCTGGAGGGGGCGCCGAAGGTCACCAGCACCAAGGCCAACGCGGCGAAGTACCTGTTTCGCGTCCCAGAGGCTCTGTGGGGCGTTGTGAAGGGCTTTGGGCTGTCGGATACCGGCGCGGGTTATGAGGTCCTCTGGGGCCGTCAGGGGCTCCTCTACGGGGCTTATCCGGGCTCTAGTGATGGGAAGGCGCCGGCGGGGGAATACGGCTTTGAGGGCGATCTGGAGGCCATCCCAGAGGCTCCAGCGTGGTTGCTGGCGGAGATGCGGGAGCACGCCGGCAAAGAGGTGGCTGATGGGGGCTTCATCAAGAATCGGAAGGCGCTGGATTTCTCGGATAGAGACCCGGCTGAGATTGCTGAGATTGTGCAGTCGGCGCTGAAAGTAATTCCAGGGCAGGGGGCTGGCAGCCGGGACCACTGGGTAAAGGTGGGGATGGCGATCCACAGCGAGCTGCCGACTGACTTAGGGCTAACGCTGTGGTCGGCTTGGTCTGCGGAAGATCCCGAATTTTCACAGGAATGGGCAGATACCAACCCTTGCGAGGAGGTCTGGAAGAGC